TATGGGGTATCCAATCTCATTCATAGGTGCTATAGACTATTTCAAAAGTATAGACAAGACAATAGGGCTGGCAGGCGATGCTGGCACTCCTGCTTCAGGAAAACTTCCAGCCGAATTTACTACAACAGATACAACAATTCTTAAAAAACTCCATAAAAAAATTCTGGAACATTTTAAAGAAGGCGGTGATAATTATTTTGCTATACACAACAGAACACTGGACACGTTTGAAATATACTACGTAGGAAAGGGAAACAATGGAAGCGGAAATAAACTAAAGTTGCCTACTCTTCCAAACTTTAAGTCTTTCTCACTAGCTACCTACGGCGGAGCATCGTCCGGCTCAACTAGATGCGGTTTAAAAATTAAACTATAATGAACAAGTCATACTTTCTATTCAAGACCAAAGAAGGTCATTACATAGTCGAGAACAAAGACGTTCACAAGGTACCTAAGCCTCGTGAGATGCTCACTCGTGCTGCCACTGTAGAGGCAGTGCGTGAGTATGCTGCCAAGAATAGAATAGAAGTTGACATAGACAAAGCACGAGCAAAGTCTAAACACACTGAAGAGACTAAGCTAAAGATAAGCGCAGGCGTGAAGGCTAATCACGGACACAAAGACGGTCTAACAGAATCTCATAAGTCTAAGATTAAAAAGACTATGACAGGCACACGCCAAGACTACATGAATCCTATGTACGGTAGAAAACATAAAGAATCTACACGACAAAAGATGCATGAGGCTTGGAAGAAACGTGTACGTAAGCGTTGGATATGTGGCCCGGAAGGAGCTTTCTTAGTTCCTAAACATGAGCCACTGCCCGAAGGCTATCAACTTGGAATGAAGTACGACAAATATCGTCCCGAAGACTAGAGAATATACTCAAAGTTATTTGTAGTCTCGTTGTCTCCGATCTTCTTCGCCCCATTCTTCAAATGAAAATTTTCTGCCATCTCTGTCTTGGGCGATAGTGTAACAATTCTAGGCCAATAACTTTTTGAGATTTCTTGATGCTCTTGCTGTACAAAGCGAAGCAGACATTCAATAATCTGTCTGCCTGCTCCTTTCTTGTAAGACCAAACAGTATAAGGTGACACAACCATTTCATGTCCTTCTTTTGATGTTAAGTCTTTCTCTTCAGTAGGTACACCGAATGTCAATGCACAACATACTATGGCAAGAACTTCAGTGCCTTCGACTAGTGCAAATGCTTTATTTCTGCCACTTGTTCTAAACTCAGCAGAAAGATGCGGTCGAACAGGATCATCCTTAATATAAGGTGCGATTTGTTCTTCTGTTAAATGCACGAAATTTCTCATCAGATAACCACTTCGTCTCGGGCGGATTTGCCTTTCCTAACTCTAGGAGTCTTTGTAGCAGGCTTTTTCTTGGCACTTTTTCGAGGCGGTTTATTATACTCCTCTATACCAAGAATAGGCAAACACTTCTCTAGTTTAGGATAGAGTTTCAATAACTCTCCATCTTTAACTGCGGTGAGAATCTTAGCTTCTTCGTGTTGTACTGCTTCGAGAATATTGACCCACTGTTGTTCACGCTTCCATGGCGGTAGATTGCTCATGTTGCTATTAGGATCTACAAACTGTTTTACTCTGCGCCATTCAAGCGTGAGTGTAGTCTCACCCATGCCCGCAGGAATATCATCTTGAATCTTTGCTGTCTCTGGCATACCTTCTGGCAATTGCCAGTCTACTTTCTCAGCACCTACACCCATGCGAACAATAGGCACTACTGTTTGATTCTTAGAAGCCCAAGTCTTGAGTCGCTGTACTTGTTCTTCTGGCTTGTCGGCATCGAACACCCACTTAAAGCCTTCGTCTACTTGTCTAAAATTATTCTGCATCTTCATCTCCAAAAGATTCTAACTCATCTTGTTCTATGAGCATAGCAAACTCAGCTTTAATTTCTTCGAGTTCTCTTGCCTTTCGCTGCTCATCTGTTTCTTTTAAGGTATCAACCTCAATCAAGACTTCTCTATTCGTCATCTTTAATCTCCCAATCCACATCATAACCGCCTTTGCGATCTGTCCATAAATCATCTTCACGGTCGTAATCGAATTCCCACATGAATTCATTGAACTCATCTGATTCTTCTTCGTAATGTTCCATGAAGGATTCTACACTACCAAAAGTTTCGATGATTTCTTCTTCTGGCACATCGTAAGTGAATGTGCTAGTCATTTGATGATATTCACGCTTTTCAATAATCATTTAAAAGTCCGCCATAACTTCAAGCATGTTCTTCATTTTGTGCTTGATAAAATAATTTAATAGTTGAGACTTATCGCCTCCCTGTTGTCGTTCGTAACTACTTATAATCTCATCTTTGATGTCTTGTGGAGTCTTAGTTAGGTCCACAAGCATTTGATTACGATTGTAACCGTGAGACATATCAGAAGTGATCCACTTCTCAGGAGGAGTTTTCTTCCACTCTGTTAGTAGATTCTTACGAATAGACTTTTGCCTAATGCCTTCAACAAAACAATTGTCTGCCGATAGCATGTTAGGTACACCGTCACCTTTGTCGCCTGTGATGATGTGTTCCATCAATACTTGTTCAGCAGGCTCTTTGATTTTGATCCACTTCTTCTGTGCAGGTGAGTACTGTTTCACATTGCTCCACTTCTGTAACTGATTGAAGTCATGATCACCTGACAACACTAGAAAAGGAATCTGTGTGCCTTCATCAAACAAACCACCACCTTCGCCTGCTGTCTGTGAATATTCAGCGAGTGTACCGATAACATCATCAGCCTCAGCACCGTCAACATCGATTACAGGATAAGGAAAGTATTCATCCAGTTCGTTGCGAATAGTAGTCAGTGCCTCGAATATAGCAGACCAATCGTGGGCGCTGTCATCTCGTGCTTTCTTTCGGTGTGCCTTGTAGTAAGGAAATACATCTCTACGCCAATAGCGTCTGTTGTCGCAAGTGATTACTACCTCATCGCCAAATTCATCTGAGAATTTGTTTTTGTATGAGCGTATTGTGTTGAGTATCATGTGACGCATCAATGGCAAATTGACCTCGATGTCTGAACCGCCACGATGACCAATCTCACCCATGAATGTAGCAATTGCTACTTGATTAAAGTCTACTACCATCATGTTATATAACCCTCACAATAACCATCGAAGGAAGTAATCGCTTGCGAGGTGCGAGTTTCTTGCCACGAATCGTGTCAACATATTTGTGCAGTCCGTTTTTGCGAGCTGCCATAAATTCAGGTACCTGTACTTCAGGCTTTCGCATTGTCTTCTCATAAGATTTTGCTTCTGAATAGTTATCTATACTAGTGCCTTTCACACTTAGCGTACCCTCATACTCTGAGGCATACACACCGATCTTTTTACGAGCAGTGTCATAGACCCACACTTCACTTGCGCCAATGATTTCTACAGGATCAACTGACTTGAGATTGAGTTCAGCAAACTCCTTGAGATACTTGAGACGGCGAACAACCTTTGTCTTGTCTGTAGGCTTCTTACGGCGAATACGGACAATCTTCTTTGACTGTTTAGTTTCAAGTAGACCTGTTTGTAATTGAGCATAAAACTCTACGAGCTTTTTGATTGTAGACAGTTTAAGATGACTGTAGCCTTCTACTAACTGCTTGTCCCACTCACTAAGATCTCCTTTGAGATTTCGAAGAGATAACAGTTCACGCCACTCAAATGCCATTTCATCTAGCTTTGTGTAGGCTGTTGTGAGTTCTGCTGCGTTGAGTTTGTATCCCTCAACGAATGATTCTACATTGACTTTGCCGTTCTGTGCAATTGTAGCCTGAACATCTTCTACGCCATCGAGAAAGTTATCAAGATTTTTTCTGATAGACACCACTTTGGGTGCTTCTTCTTTGTCGGCAACATAAGCATTACCTTTAGCTACCAAATCATCTTTGATAGAGTGAAGGTACTTTTCATGTGCCTGCGTCATGTAGCCGAGCTTAGACCAAATGTAACCATACTTAGCGATAGAATAGAAAGTAGAATCAGGCGACTTCAGA